TTTTTGGTGAGATTAAAGCAGAAAAACTGGGCTTGTTGCTTATAAATTTTTTAAGAGAAAATACACGGGAAATGCGCATAAATGAATAAAAAAATATTTGTGACAGGTATCGCAGGCTTTCTTGGAAGTCATTTAGCAGATGAGTGCATAAAGCAAGGTAATATTGTAAGTGGTTGTGATAATCTTATAGGCGGATATAGAGAGAACATCCCGGAGGATGCCGCATTTCTAATCGCAGACTGTACTGATTTGAATATAATGAAGAATCTCTTGAAGGATGTTGATGTCCTCTATCACTGTGCCGCTTATCCACATGAGGGACTTAGTGTATTCTCACCGAGCTTAATTACAAAGTCCGTATATCAGGCTACGGCGACAATGTTAAGTGCCTTTGTCCAGAATAAGGGAAAGAAGTTTATCTTTCTCTCCTCTATGGCTCGCTACGGGATAAATTCAACTCCTTTCACTGAGGATATGAGGCCAAATCCACAGGATCCATATGGCGTTGCAAAAGTAGCGTCTGAGGAATTAGTGAAATTGATGGCAAGGATTTATGGCTTTGAATACGTGATAGCAGTGCCGCACAATATAATCGGGCCTCGCCAGAAATATGATGACCCTTTTCGTAACGTGGCCTCTATTTTCATAAACCGAATGCTTCAGGGCAAGCAGCCTATTATCTATGGTGACGGGAAGCAGAGGCGATGCTTCTCCTTTATTAAGGACTGCATAGGCTCGCTAAGGCGCATGGCAATTCAAGAGAATGCTGTGAGCGAGGTTATAAATATCGGTCCCGATGAGGAGTTCATAACAATAAACGAACTGGCTAGGATAATAGCAAAGCTATTAGACTTTCAATTAAACCCGATATATTTACCCGATAGACCACAGGAAGTAAAAGAGGCTTTCTGTTCTGCTGATAAGGCACGGCGGCTCTTAGGATATGAGACTAAATATTCGCTTGAGAAAGGGCTAAAAGAGATGATTGACTGGATAAAAAAGAGAGGTTCCTGTCCATTCAATTATCACTTAGAGATAGAAATAACGAATGAGAAGACGCCGAAGACCTGGCTGGATAAATTAATGTAAGGAGGTTTAAATGGCTGTAGCAGAGAAAGGATGGTCAACGCTTGCAGAGGCAGAGTCCTATTTCACCGATGAGCGGCTTGAGACAACCGTTTGGGATGCTATAGCTGCGATAGGAGCTCTTACTGCGAATGATATAAAGAACAAAGCCTTGAACATGGCTTATAACAGGATTTATTATCACCCTGATTACGGCGTTCCTGCTGCGGGCTCTGAGACACCAACACAGAAAGTCAAGTTGATTAAGATTCAATGTGAGATGGCTAATTATCTTGTTGTTCATCTTGCTGATGAGGATAGGCGCAAAGGGCTTCAATCACAGGCTGTAATTGATGCTGGGATTGTAAAAGAGAAATATGATAGAGATAAGCTAGATGAGCTTCCTGTACCTCCATTCGTCGATGCGATGCTGGAAGAGGAAGGTTTTCTTGTTGCAGGAGGTTTCGGCATGGTGGATATTGACCGTGATGAAAACAAGTCAGTTGATGATGATGTGGTGGATGTATGAATGGCAAGACTTGGGCGCATTCCTTTAAGAGATAGAGTAAATGAGCTTGATAGGATATATGGAATGGCAGGAAGGCAGATTGCAAGAGAGATGGCGCTGATGGATATAGGGAATTACCAGGAGTTGAGGGCGATTAAGACACAGGAGAATATTGACGGATTGATAAAAATGTTAAATACGGCGGCGATAGAATGGACAAAAAAGACAGTGCTAGAAGCTTACGAGAAAGGCGAGGCTGTCTCCAGGACAAGGCTTGAAATACTGGGCGCTGTGAAGGGCGATGAATTCTCCGAGAAAACGCACGCTCAGGCTATTGAGCGAGAGATAGATATAACAATGGATTTTCTGATAAAAGCTAACCAGAGCATAAAGGTGAATGTGGCAACATTTCTTTATCTGGCACGTCAAGCGGCGAAAGGTTTATCGCAATTTCAGGCATTCGACATGAGAGATGAAGAGGTTATTGGCGGCTTGCTTGACGATGCACTGAGGGCTGGCGAGACAAGAAGCACTGCAGCAAAAGCGGTGAGAGAGCATTTCAAGAAGCGGTTCGGCGAGGCTCAATTCATCAGTATAAATGGGCGCAATTATAATCTGAGAAAATATGCCGACTTAGTAGCCAAGACAAGATTGCGAGTCGTGCAGACCGAGGCTGTGCTTAATTCAAGTAAAGAATACAATAATGATTTGGTTGAGGTGAGTGCTCATGGTTGTGTTTGTTTGATTTGCGGAGTTTATGAGGGCAATGTTTATTCATTGTCGGGACAGCACTCGGTATATCCGTATCTGGATTCTTATCCTCCCTGGCATCCTCGCTGTCAACATCACATACGCCCAGTGTCAGAAGCGGCGCTTGAATGGAGGGCGGCACATTGATTAGAGCTTATAGCCAGGATACGATAACTCTCAAGCTTTGGCAGAGCTATGACGCCTGGGGTGAACCTACATGGCTTATTCCCGACCCCATAGAAGTCTATATTGATTGGAAGACTCATATGATAAGAAACATTGAAGGCGAACAGGTAGTCTCAAGGGGAATGTTTTATATAATTTATGATACTAAATTAACACATAAAGATAGAGTTATAATAAGCAATGTTGAATATGTGATTCTGGATGTTCGGCCAGGCAAAGATTTCTCAGAAAACCACCAGGAGATACATTTGCAATGAAAAGAGAGACTGGTTTTTATCTCGATACGAGCGATTTTGATAAGAAGTTGGATAATTTGGATAAGAAAATAATACCACAAGCCAGCAAGGAAGGATTGGCTGATGGGATGGATGCGTTGTTAAGAGATTCGATAGAACTACCGCCGCAAGCACCATTTAAAAAAGGTGAATTACATGGTTCTATTGCAGGCACGGTCAAAGTATTTATGAAGCGTGGGATAATATTTGTTCTTGGTGGATTTAATAAAATATACGCTCGCCGTCATCATGAGGTTGCACCTGGAACTTTCAAATATACCATAACAAAGGGAGGAGTAACTCAGCCTGGGCCGAAATTCATGCAATCGAAAATGGCTAAATATGGTAAGAAATATATGGAAATAGTGGCAAATTCAATCAGAAGAAAAGGCAGATGATTAAAGAAATCACTCAATTTATTGTCGATCGGGGAACATTAGCGCCAACACCTTTTGTTTTTACAATTGGCGCTAATCTCTTTGCTGGTCACAGACCTCAAGGCTGTGCGAATGCTTGTGATTTAGTTCTGGAGACTGCGGGCGGTGAGGCGTTTTTTGAGGTTCCTAATAGAGCCGACCCTGTGATTCAAATTTTGAGCAGAGCCGAGACTTATTACCTGGCACGCAAACGAGCTTATGTAATTTATGATACTATTTTTAGAACCCACACAGCTCCAGCCGTGGCTCCTGCTTATGCCGTTGGTCATACATATAGCTCTGCAGGCTGGAGAATTCCTTTGCTTCCACCTGCGGCTGCAAAGACCTATGAGATAATGGTAATAGTACCATTGTCTCCGCCCCAGTATATAGGGCAAGATGAGAAGCATAGATTTGAGTTTTCTACGAATTATGTCTTTAAAATTATGAAGTTATAAAAATTTATAGGAGGTAAAAATGGCGACTATTATCAAAGAACTCGGGCCGTGTGTTGTTATCTGGGACGGAAGAGGTATTAATCCAGGAACGCCACTTGAGTTTCAAAGAACGCTTGGTGGCGTAATCTTTCGCTATGAAGAACTTCAGGTTCCTATTAAGCGTGATCAGGCTGGCGAGACGGAAGTAAGTGCAGTGACCACAGGCGTTGTAAATCCCGAACTGGAAGTCAATCTCTCAGAAATAGACGTTAAAGAGTTGAATCACTGCTTTATGAACTCTACGGCAGTCCCAGCAACTAATCTGAAAGTCAGTAATCCCGTGGGTAGAGACCTTTATCAAGATTCACGACAAGTCATTGCTAAGCCTATTGAGAATGGCGTTGTCTCTTTAGTTGAAACTGAATGGCTATATCTTCATCGAGCCATACCCCGTGTTACGATGGAAATAACTTATGACAACGCTGGACAAAGATTTCACAAGGTAATGTTCAAGGGATTTCCTGATAACCAGAGCGGCAGAATTCATGAACTGTGGCGATATGGGACTGATTAATGAGTGAAGATGAGAAAAAAGACCAACTTGTTCTAAACACAAAAAAGAGCCTTTATGATCCAATTGAGATTGTAATCGACAATCAATCCTATCAGAGCAAGAAGACAACAAGAACTGTATTAAATGAGGTTAATAAGCTTGATGATCAGATTCAAAAAGCTCCAGCCGATGCTACATTGCTCTACAAATTTGTTCAGCTTCTTTTTGATGTTGACCAGAAAATTCTCGACAAGCTTGAAAAACGTGAAGTAGAAGA